TGAACTATCAGCGTAGCGTTGCGAAAATTCTTGATATGTGAAACTACGGTGCCGGAGCACTTGAGCTGCTACCCCCCTAGTAGTTTCAAGTTCCAGAGTCATAAATGCCTGCTCAAACACAGACCAGTGGTTGTGCTTGATGCAGTAACCCAACAGTTTGGCATAGTTGGGATTTTCTTGGTTATTTGGATTTGACACACGTGCAACATATGCCATCATCTTCTCCGCATCGGGAGTTACACTAATCAGTTTTACGCTCATTTAAATCCTTTTGATACTTTCGATTCTAACACAGCAAGTTCTTCTTCCAAAGCTCGCAACTGTTTTTTCATCTCAATCAGTTTTTCTTCAGTGTAGAGATGTTCTTGCTTCACTAGTCTGCGAAGCAGTTTCATATACTTTCTTGCCCTATTAGTCGGGATACCCATCGTCATCGTTAAAAACCTCGTCGTAGTCGCCGTGATAGTGTGGAGGATCGTCGAAATTCTCCCGCTTATCTATGTAAGCACTGGGATCGGAATACACTTCTGCTTTCAATCCATCGACCAAGAGTTCCAAGTTACGGACGATGAGTTTTAATCGTTCTTTGTCCATAATAGTGTGTACACTGTAGGTATTATAGCACAAAAAAAAGAGGGTGATCAACCCCCGTCGTCTAATAGAATTCTGCAGATTCGCTTACATGTACCTTGGTCTTCGTCGCATTCAATTAGGCAGTCAAAATAGTCGTTTACCAGATCTAATTCGTCATTACATCGGTCTATCGTACTCTCAAAATGTTTCCATTCTGCTAATTGGTTGCGAGAAATGAGATTGTGCATCACACCTCCAACGCAATTTTTACAATAACGTAGAAAACATAGTAAAGATAGAATTTCAGAGCATAAGCGGAATCCTTAATTCTGTGTTATCTAGTAATGTTTTGGTATCGTAATATACTATTGTAAATTTTTAATATAAGTACAAAAAAAGAGAGGTTTCTTAACCTCTCTTGAATACTTTCCAACTTGGAATGCTAAGGGATTTTAAATTAACTCTCTTAGCATAATGTACTCCACGATACGTCAAAAACGCGAATGTTTTATCTGGATCGTGTTTTTGGGGGTCATATGCTGGAAGATCATAATGAAAACTGATCTTCAGCATATCTCACCTCTTTTGCAA